AGGAGTACACCCGCACCAACGACGGCTTTAACGGGCTGTTCATCGTCAACACCGATGCCGGCGCCAAGCGCGTGACCATCGAAACCATCTACGCCGGCGGCTACAACATCCAGTGCCTGCACCTGCGTGTGCTCTGCAAAGTCAAATAGCCAACCTCGCGATCCTCAAGCCCCTTAGCTGGGGCTTTGTCAGTGAAACACCCCCAACATTTCAGCCAGAGATACCCCGATGAACGAACACAATCCTTTTTGCCCTGCCTTCGAAACAACCGATTGCACTCGCTGCCAGGCCACCGGCCTGTTCACGACTACCGGCGGCCGCCAGGCGAATTGCTACACCTGCAGCGGTACCACCAAGGTGCTTACCAAGCGCGGGGAAGTGGCGCGTGAGTACATGCGCGGCAAACTACTGGTACCAGCTCTGCAGGTGAAGCGTGGAGACGTTGTGTGGTTCTACACTGACCACTTCAACGAGGGCGCCCAGGTAACCAACGTCGAACACAATGGCCGCGTAGTGCGCATCTATGGCCAGCGTGCCGGTACCGGCCAGATCATGCTGGCGCACGTCATGGACAATGCGATGGTGCAATGGGCGCACTCAGAACAAGAGCTGCTGGCGATCCGCGCCGAGGTTGAGGCTTACCAGGCGGGCTTGACCAAAGCAGGGCAGCCCCGTAAACAGCTCGCCACGCTGGCCGCCTGATCCAATCCGGCCCGCCCCGTGCGGGCCATCCCTGACAAGAGAACGCAATGCTGCCTGACGCCAAACACCTGCATACCGATCCCCAGTACCTGGTGGACCTGATCGCCGCGAACGGCATGACCGTCAAAGCAACTGCCGCCCAGATCGGTGTGCCCTATTCCGTGTTGCGTAGCTGGCTCGCTGGCGCCGCCCAGTGGCCGTATACGGCGCAATTCGCCATAGAGGGCCTGGCGCCCGGCCTGGACGTAGAAAACCGCCCTGACGCAGCCCAGCGCAGCACAGACCCCGAGTACTTGCGCCACCTGGTGGCCGGTACCGGCTTCAGCCTGCGCCCGCTGGCGGATCGGCTGGGCGTTGACTACAGCACCCTCAAGCGCTGGCAGACCACGGGGCCCCGCCCAAGCAAGTGGCCCTACAGCGCGCAATACGCCCTTGAGCGAATGAGCAAGCTATGACACCTCAAGAACGCCCACGCCGTTACGCAATACAGCTAGACCTGTTTTCCGATCCTGCTACCAGCTCAGCGGAGGAGGGCGAGACATTCAAGCTGATCCGCCCGCACAAGTGGGCGCATGGCACCGCTGGCGGCACCATGGGCGAATTGCCCTTGACCAGTATCGAGGTCGTGCCTTTCGAAAGCCGCTGGATGTGGGCGACCTGCCTGGATTCGCGCAATGGTTCTGGCCAGGGCTGTAAGGCCTTGCCGAAGTGGGGGCGTTTTGCCCCTTCGAAGCGTGAAGCCGTCGAGCGCGCCGCGGATGAGGTGCGCGCTTTCATGCACCGGGCAACGGCTGATGAGCAAGCGCGCATTGGCAAGTGGTTGGGCGAAGTGCTGGCGGCGGTATAGCCAGTTGATCAAATAGGCACTTGTGCCTATTCTCTTGCTTTAGGCACTTGTGCCTATCGGCCACTATCTAGCGTAAGAGCACATGGACAATCGAGCACGTTACCTGAAGCTGTTAAGCGCGCATGGGATCACACAGGCGTACAGCGCCGTTTTGATAACGGCCGTCACTACCCGGCCTTGCTCCGTGCGCACGGTTCGCTCCTGGCTTAACGATCCTGACAAGCCCAGCGCCAGACCTTGCCCAGCGTGGGCGGTTGATGCGCTGGAGAAAGGCATAGGTTACATGCTGCGTGCCGTGGCACGTCGTAGTGAAGGCGCCTAAAGCACTAAAAGCACTAAGGCGCTTTTTCTGGCCGAAAGGACTCAGGCCAAGCGTTCGCGTTCGGTGTCGAGGATCTTTTGCAGCAGGTGCAAGGCCGTCAGGTTGCCGCCATGGGTTTCACGCCAGGCCTGGTGGGTCATTTTGTAGAGCTTATCGATTTCAGCAATGATGTCGCGGTAGCGCACGACCTCAAGGGCCAGGCGCTGAACGTCGGAGCCGGGTTGTTGCGCCCAGATGGCGCGGAGTTCGTCCAGCGTGACCGGCCGGAAGGGCGGTAAGGCGCGGGCCATGATTGATACCTGCTTTCTGTATGTATAAACAGTATAAGCCAACAAAAAAGGAGCCCACACCGATGAGCAAATCCCATGTTGTCACCCTGACGATCGATAACGCCGGCCGCCAGGCCGATGCCCAGTTGAGCGATGAGGAAGCCTTGGCCCTGGCGCAACTGCTCAAGCGCTTGACTTGGTCGGACATGCGCAGCTGCGCGGTGGATGACGCCGAGACGTACACCATCCGTGATGCGGTCGGCAAGCTGCAGGATGCGCTGGGCCGTGCCGGCTATGCGCCGCGCTGACCTGTAAACAATTCGCACACACGAAAGGAACCCCCGCCATGCCGATGATCGACAGTGACACTTTCAAAGCCGAACTGGATGCCGCGAACGCTGCCCGCGAGGCTCTGGTAGACCATCAGATTTTGCCAAAACCGTATGACCGCGACTGGCATCAAGCCGAAGCCACGCGTTTGCTGGAGGCATATCAGGCCGCCACCAACACGCTGGCCCATCAAATGAAAAGGGTGGTAGAGCTGGCCGAAACCGTGGCCCTGATTGGGTAGCCTGCCGCGTTACGAGTAACGCGATCTATGTTAAATCAGGCGTATCGCCTGTCTGCCTCAAGCGGGATTTTTGTTAGCACCAAAGGCACCAAGGCGCGCAAAGCACTAAGGCGTTTTAAGCACTAAGGCGCGTTTCCGGCAAATCCGGAAATGGTGCAAAGCCCCGTAAATCGGGGCTTTCGCGCAGCCTGATAATCGATCGATGGCCTACGGGCTCAATTCGACTATCAGGGAGTGCGGTACATGACCGATCTACAAGCACGCAGCACCGACGACGTATTGCAGGAAATTGAGCGCGTAGGGGAGGTGGTCGATACTGCCCGGCGCGTCATCCTGGTGGGAGGTGGCCACCGCAGTTTTCTGATCGGCCAGCTCAGTGAGCGCCTGAAAGGTTTGGGCCTGGTCGTCACCGTCGCAGATCCGGCCGATATCGTCGAGTCGAGCGAGCCCGTAGGCCCCCTGCTCAAAACCTTCGCGGATATCCTGGCCTGCCCATCGCTCAGTCATTTGTTTGGTGACGGGGTAGAGCCGGCCAGGGCCATCCTGGAAGCACCGGCCGCGGCCGAAGTCCTTTCCCTGCAGATCGATGATGACCAGCCGGCGCTGGCGCCTGAGCCGGTCGTGGAAACCGTCCTGGCGCCATTGCCAGATCCTGAGCGAGCACCGGTGCCGGATATCCCTTACCGCACGGTGCTGATGGGCTATCCGGAAACCTGGACCGAAGGTGACGTGTTCGAGGATCACCCGCGCTACACGCTGATGCACCTGCGCCGCAAATGGGTGCTTGTGTCGTTTGACGCCGACGGCGTAGAGCTGGGCAGCCCTAACACCACTTCCACGGATCTGATCACCTTGGAAGCCTTCCAGTCGCGCTATGTGTTCCATTCCCACGCGCAAACCTCTGCCGAATAAGGCCCGCTGAGCCCTCGAAAATATCGGTTCACTTATTCAGCCAGAAGGTCGTAGACATGACACAGGAATACATTGGTACCCAACAAGCCACCGCGTGGGAATGCTCACAGGATGGCCAGCCCGGTTACGTGGTCAAGAGTGCCGACGGCACCAGCCGGTGGTGGGACAAGGCTACTTTCGAAGCCACGTTCATCAGTCTGGGGCATATCAGCAACCTGCCGCCGGACCAGCAAGCGGTTCTGGGTGAGCGGGCAGCGTTGGCGGTGAAACTCGCCGCCCTGGATGGCTTCATCAAGTCCCCGGCGTTTGAATCGATCCCGGCACACGAACAGCAGCGCCGGAAAATCCAGCTCGATGCCATGAACATCTATCACGATGTCCTGATGGATCGAATCGCCGCGTTCTGACTCCCCCGCGGGGCGGAAACCGTCCCCATTTAGGCCATTTCCAGCGCCTCAAAATACGGGCTTGCACTCCCATTGCAGGCCCAGGAAATGGCACTAAACCCCATCGAAAAAGCCCGGCTCAGCGCCAGGCTGTTACAGCTTCGCGAGCAGCTCCAAAGCGGGGCGCTCAAGAGCATCGAAATTGCCCGTGTGACCGCCGAAGCCCTGGCCATCTACACCCAGTTGGGTGGCGTGGCGCCAGAGGCTCAGCAAGGCCCGGCCGCCGCTGATGATGACCAGGCCGCCGAGCTGGCCGCCAACGACGGGCTCAGCGACGACCCCAACAGCGAAAACTACCGCTACAAGGACACCGGCTATATCTCCGGAAGCCGTAAGGAGCTGGCCGCCGCGTCGATCAAGTCGGCCCGTGACGCTGGCCAGATGCTGCGCGTGTCCGACATCGACTTTAAAGCGATCGAGGAGAACCCGCGCCAGGCGCGTGAGCTGATCAAAAAGTCCAACTTGTTCGGCGTGGTGGACTGGGAAGGCCTGAAGGCTGGCGGGATGAAGCCAGAAGTCGGCTATCTGATCGATCGCGTCTATGCGGCCGTGGCGGTGATGCCAGCCGAGGACAACCCCGAGGCCCGCAAGTCCTATGCCCTGGGCATCGAGACGCTGCGCACGCGCCTGGAGCAAGCCAAGACGGTGGAAGAAGTCACCGCCACCATGAACGAAATCGGGGAGGAGTTGGTAGGCACTCGCCTGAATGCCGAGGAGTCGGCGCAGTACAGCGAATTGCGCGCCAAGGGCCAGGAGCTCACCAGTCGGCGCCGCGCGATCGAGGACGGGCGCAGCGCGCTGCAGGACGCGATGAACACCGCCGACAGCGTTGCGCGAAAGGCCGGGTATGCCCTGGAAAACCGCCTCAAGCGCGGTTGGAAGATCGAGCCTGCCCACGAAAAGGAAGTCGCTGACGCCCGCGCCGCCGCCAACCTGGCGCAAAAGACCTGGGGCGATGAGCTGGCCGCTACCAAAGAGGAGTTGGACAGCCTACGCAAGCAGTACGGCGATGTGTGGCAAGAGCAAAGCGCGATCGTAGATGCCGCCAAGGCCCGCAACCTGAAAAGCCCTGAGTCTCAAGCCTGGGCGGCGCTGGGTGAGCGGTTCGTGAAAGCGACCATGTACCGCAAGTTACGTGGGGGCTCCGATAGCTTTGCTGGCCATGTGGCCAACGCCAAGGCCGGGGAGCCTGATAGCTGGGACTGGACCACCAAGGAGAAGGCCAAACCGGTCAAGCGTGCCAGCCAGAAGCGCATCACCTTCACGCTCAAGGTGGTGGAGCAGTTCGAGCGCGTAGGCGGCCGCCCGGTGGCTGTGGCGTCCACCCGCGACCTGGAGCGCCTGTGCGGCTTCCGTGCGGTGCAGTCAGGCAACTGGGTGCTCGATGACTTTGTGAGCGCCAAGTGGCACGTAGAGCAGAGCGCGGGCGCCATGATGGATATGGCCGACGTGCTGGGCATCGATGAGGAGCACCTTGGCTTCGGCGGGCGCCTGTCCATGGCGTTCGGCGCCCGCGGATCTGGCGGCAAAGGTGCGGCCCGCGCCCACTATGAGCCGGTCGAGCGCGTCGTAAACATGACCAAAATGAACGGCGGTGGCGCGCTGGGGCATGAGATTTTCCACGCGATCGACAACATCCTGCCCAGCCTGTTGCGAGGCGAGGAGGGCGCCAAGGATGAATGGAGCTCCAGCAACCCGGACCTGATGCCTGAAGGCCCTATTCGTGATGCCCTGTACGACCTGCAGGACGCCATGTCCACCGGGACCGTGCGCCTGACCGAAACCATCAAGGTGACGGACAACGCCCGCGCCACCGCGAAATTCAACCTGGACGGGCGCCCAATGCTGCGCGGCATTGCGCTGGCCATCAAGCAAGCCGGCTCCGTCGATGCGGCTGTGATGGTCGTGGATTCCCACCTGGGCAACCCCAAGGCCAAGAGCCTGCAAAAACAGAAAGGCCAGTGGCGCGCGATCGCGGCCGCCTACTACGCCCCCGAGGGCGCAACTGAGGTCCAGGCCAACACCGGCGCCGCCGTCTCGAACTACTACCGCGAAGCCATGAACCTGGACGACGGTGTGAGCGGCAAGTACTGGTCTGAGCCCTTCGAAATGGCCGCCCGTGCGTTCCAGTCCTACCTGGAAGATCGCCTGGCCGAGCAGGGGCGCAAAAACGATTACCTGAGCTGCCTGGCCGACAACAAATTTCACCACTTCCCCGAACTGGGGATGCCTTTCAAGCCCTACCCCGAGGGCGAAGAACGTACCCGCATCAATGCCGCCTTTGACCAGGTGTTTAAGGCCCTGCGCGACGAAAAAGCCTTTGAAAAGGCCATGTCGCAAACCGCTCTGCTGGATTCCATTTTTGGGGTGACACATGACTGATTTAAGCACTGCAAGCACCAAGGCGCCTTTAGCACTAATGCGCCTAAGTGCTGAATTGCTGACGGTACGCGATCGGCTGACAGCCAACGACGTATCACCGCTGGAGCGCGTGCGCCTGGCGGCCCGCGGCCTTGAAATCCGCGCCTTGCTGGGGGATTCGACCCCGCCACAACGTGAGCCAGTAGACGCCCCGGCTATCGCGCTGACGGGCAATGAGTTCGGTGAGTTCCCCGATACGCCAGAGGGGAAAAAAGAGCTGCGCGCGGCCGCCAAGGCTTATCTGGAAGGTATGCGCGGCCAAATGGTCAATTGCCCGGTGCTGGGCGCCAAGGTCGAAATCCGGCAGCGCGGCATCAAGGAAACATTGGCATTCAGCGGCAACCCTAAAAAGCTGAAGCTGATGCACGCCATTCCCCAGATCATTGCGACGGCAACGGCGGCCGTGCGGGAGGACAACCACAAGAAGGCGAAAAAGCCGTTCGTAGAGGCTTATTTCTACCTTAAAAGCACCGTAGCGCTTGGGGAGGAGCAAATCGCTTTGCATGTGGTGGTTGAGCAGGATGACAAGGGCCGGCTGTATTACGACCTGATGATTGACCCGCCAAAAGAAAAGGCAATGCTCGATTCCTGTGAAGTTTCCCCTGATAACTATTCAGGGCTTCCACAAGAACAAGACATTGCCTCAGAGAGCAAAGGTTCCCCTGATCACTATTCAGGGCATCTGCTCAACGCCAGTGTAGGGCAAGTTAGCGGCGCTGTCATGTTGGACGACGTGGGCGGCCTGGTGCTGAACCTGTTCCTGGATGGCGATGTAGAGCAAGGCGAAGCTACCAATGAGTCGGCGCCGGCGACTGACCCGTTGGTTGCTGAGCTGGAAGCGGCAAAGGCCGAGGTGGCCAAGTTTGACAAGCTGATCAATGCCGGCGCCCTGACTAAGCCCGTATTGGCCGCCCTGGACCGCCACAGCGCCGCCTGGAAGGCCGTGCGTGACCGTGATGAGGCACAGGCCTGGGAAGCGGGGAAAGCCCGCGATATCGGCACAGCCAACAGCAAACCGCATTTCATCAGCGCGAAAGAGGCCCTGACACCGGCCGGCGCCATCAAGTCCGACGCAAAGAACAGCAAAGCAGACTCCGCGATCTGGTATTACCAGGGCGACGTGGGGCACCTGGCATTCAGCGCCAGCGTGACGATCGGCGGGCAAAAGGACGCTGGTGCCGATCGCGCGGCGCACATCCTGGAGCGCCTACGCGCAGCCAAAGGGCAAGGGTATCGCCTGGTGAACTACCGGGCAGGCAGCCTGGGCACCGTGTGGGTGCTGACCACCGCCGACGGCAAGGGCTTTGTGAGCCGCGCGGGCTTCGAAGAAATGGTAAACCCCGTGTTTGCCCGTCCGGACATGCCTGAATCAGCCCCAGGCTTCGAAAGCATGCAGGCGCAACAGATTGCGCTGGCCAAGGGGTTCCTGGGTTGGCTCGACACCCTTGATTACGACCAGCGACATAACCAGGGCGTGGTGGCGCGCAAGATCACCAGCACCCGGATCGGCCAATGGCTGCGCATGACTTCTGACGGCCTGGGGCAGTACATCCAGTACGTGAGCGCCGATAACAAATACGGCATCCGCATCCAGGGCGCTGACTTCGACGCCATGGTCACCGAGGCCCGCAAGCTGGCGGTAATGCCTGAGATTGAGCCAGAAGCACCGCCGGTACCGGAGGCGAACGGCCTGACCGCGAAGGGCAACCCGCTGATTGATGAAGCTGTGTTGGCAGACCTGGGGCTGATTCGTGAGGTGTTCGGTCGCTGGAAATACCGCTATGCCGTCGGGGCCCCGGAATTGTTCGCCACGACCAAGGAAGGCGCGATTGAGCAGGGCAGCGATGCCTATGCGAAGGCAGACCCGTCGGAGCTGCTGACCAAGGAACAGCGGTGGGAGAAGTCGAACGCTGATTTTTACGCCGACTTTGATGCGCGTTACGGAAAGATGAGCATCGACCAGGTGCGCGCAATCATGGAAGCGGCCAAGCCTGACCCGGTAAGCCATGCCGCCGCGGTTCTGCGTGAGTTCAACGGTGGCGGCCGCCGTACCGGGCCCGCTGTGACCACCCAAGGGGCGCGCGAAGGCGCCGAGCTGGCGCGCCAATTGGAGCGCTACCTGGCCGAGCGTGAAGCCAAGGAGGGCGCCGGTACCGGCGTTGCTGACCCGGATGCGCCGAAGCCGGTAGAAGGCGATCCACCGCCGGTGGCTCCCGTCCCGGATATCGTTGAGTACAAGACCCGCAAGGACAAGATCCTGCGCGGCATCATCCGCACGGATCTGACCCTTGAGCAGGCGAAGGCGATCGATCCCTACACCTGGAAGATGAACGGCGGCTATTTCATCCGGGAAAAGCACCTGGGCGAAGAAACAAGCCATATCCTGGCCGCGCCGGCGCCGGTGGTGCTGACTGCCGAGCAGCAAGCCGAAGCGGTGGCCACTGCTCAGCGCCAGGCCGAACAGCGCGCAAAGGAAGCCCTGGCCACCCAGGTGGAGAAGCTGCGCCAGGTGGCGAACAAGGCCATTGATAACGCAGATGCAAGCCTGAATTCCGATCGCAAGACCAACACGTCCAAGCGCGCGCGGGAAGCCGGCTATGCGATCGAGAAAGCGAGCACCGACAAGGCTGCAGCGCAAACCCTCAACCGCCTGGCCGATTCGATCGAGGCCGGCGCCGGTGGCTTGCTGGCAAAACTCTCGAGTCGTGCCCAGCTCGACGAGCTGCAAAGGATCATGCGCCGCGCCATGTCCGACGCTGACAGCAAGCTGGCTTATGGTGATCAGCTGAGCCGCCGCGGGCGTCCTTTTGATGACAACGACTTGAAGTTTGTGACCTATCCGCGCCCGGAAGCCTGGAGCAACCGCTACAGCGCTGCAGCCAAGACGCTGGCCACCAAGTCGGCAAAGGGCAACAGCCGATTGATTGCCGCCCTGGCCAAGCTGGGGGACGGCCGCGAACGCTTCGCCTTGGACGATGCCGCCATTGCCCTGACACGCAAAGGGTATGCCGAGCTGAAGAAAGTCAAAGAAGGCTGGGATCTGGCGGACCCGATCGAGGCGATCGGCCGGGCGGATCGGCTGGCGCGTATGGGCATCACCGATCGCGCGACCCTGGAGGCGGCGATTCAAGAGCTGATTCCCCACCTGGTGGAGAAAGCCCAAGAAGATCCGGTGAAGAAGGCCGAGCGCGCCATTATCGGCCAGAAGGTCGGCATCGACTTTTTCCCGACGCCTGCGCACGTCGCTCAACGCATGGCCCGCATGGCCAATATTCGCGAGGGTATGCGCGTCCTGGAGCCAAGCGCCGGCAACGGCAACCTGGCGGACGCTGCAAAGGCAGAAGGCGCCCAGGTGGACGTGATCGAGATATCCAGTCAGCTGCGCGACATTCTCACCGCCAAGGGTTACACGGTGGTGGATCACGACTTTGACGGCTTCACGCCTGAAAAGCCGTATGACGCCATTTTGATGAACCCACCATTCAGCCAGCGCCGTGACGCGGCACACATCATGCGCGCCTTCGACATGCTGGCCAGCGGCGGCACCCTGGTGGCGATCGCCGGGGAAGGGGTTTTCTTCGGTAGCGACCAGAAAGCGGTGGCATTCCGCGAATGGCTGGACACCCACGAAGCCGACGTGGAAGCCCTGGACGGCGGCACCTTCAAGGACAACGCACTTCTGGCGCAAACCAGTGCAAACGCCCGCTTGATCATGCTCCGCAAATAGCGAAAACGGCGCAAACCCCCTGAAAAATGGGGGTTTTCTGGCCCTTACCATCATTCCTGAAACGACACGGGCGCAGCCCATCATCAGCTATGAAGGTAAAGCAATGTCCAAATATATTTACGCGCCAGATTCCGGCTTGCAGGATACGGAATACAAGGTGGCGGCCCTGGCGGGCGCCGTCCGTGACAACAACGGCAACATGCTCGACAGCACCAATGCTCAATCGGTTGACGTGATCAAAAACGTCGTTTCCGACGCCAAAAATCTGCTGCCTAAGCGCATGGTCGCCTTGATGGATCGCATCGAGTTGGACACGCACAAGGCTCTGGCCGTTTCCAGCCTGCTGGACGGTATCGCTGAATTCCGCGCTGAGCACGGCTTTGACCCATCCGCCGACATGATCGACGCGGCAATCTCCCAGGCTGAAAACGTCGCTGACGGCGCCAGCACCCTGGTCCTGCCAGACGGCTACACCCTGGACAGCGTGAGCTCCAACAACGCATCCGCCACCCTGGCTCACCAGCCAAACCGTATTGCGCTCGCCATCACTGGCGCCCTTTCGGAAGCCATCCCATTCGGTGCTTATCTGCCGTCTGACCTGAAGTCCAACGAATCGCGCCTGGCGATCATCAGCGCTATCGCCGGCTCCACCTTCGGTGCGTACAAGTCTGGCGACATCCTGGACGGTACCTCCGGTGGCCAGGTCTACACCCGTTCCGAACGTATGGTTGGCGTCACCATGGCTGGCGATCGCGCCACCGCCACCTTCAAGATCACCGCCCGTACCGGCGGCCTGGGCGATGCGGTGCCACTGCTGCGCAACCGCACCGCGGTGATGATCGACGGTTTCCCGAGCGGTATGGAGCAATCCAGCGACAGCGGTACCGCGACCTCGCTGATTTCTGGCCAGGTTGTTATCGCCGGCGCCGATTTCGTCATCACCGGCCAGGTGAACGTGGAAACCGGCGTTGGTTCGCTGGCGTTCACCCCGGCGCTGCCGGCCGGCACGCTCGTTGAGGTTCAGGGTTTCATCGACTTCGAGAAGAAGCCCGATCTGATCCCTGCAATCAACACCGTCGCCCGTAGCTTCAAGCTGTACTGCTCGGCCAGCCGCGTGATGATGAGCGTCACCCCAGACAGCCGCAGCCAGACCCAGGCGGAATTGGGCGCTGATGGCCTGACCATCGCCACCCAGGCAGCGCGTACCCAGGCCGCAAACGAGCGCTACATTCTGGCGCTGCGTAAGGCAAAGGGCATGGCCCGCCGCACCAGCCGCGAATACAACTTCGATGCCGAGCGTCAGTTGGTGGAAAAAACCCGCGCGATGATCTGGCGCGACTTCGGTTCGTTCATGGCGCGCGTTGACCAGGAAGTGGCCAACCAGACCATGGAATACGGCCTGGAAATGATGTACGTGGGCGATATCGGCATGTCGCAGTTCCTGTCCATGGACAGCACCGACTTCGTGCCATCCGGCGTTGCTTCGCGCCCTGGTATCTATCGCCTGGGCAAGTACAAAGGCAAATACGACGTGTACTACGACCCGTATGTGGTCGAGGAAACCGAAAACGAAATCGAGATTCTGTGCATCGGCCGTTCGCCGCAGGTTGCACGTAACCCGATCGTTATGTCGGACGCCGTGCCTCAAACCCTGATTCCGCTGGCGATCAACAAGGATCTGGTGAGCGGTGCCGCGCTGTACTCCCGTTCGCTGACTGAAGTGAACCCACATCTGCAATCGGCTATCGGTTGCGCCCTGATCAAAGTCGAAAACATCTACGCCCTGGCGGCGTAAGGAGCGGTTATGGCTGCGAAAGATACTACCAAGGCGAGAGCTAAGGCGGCATCGGTCGCAGCGTCCGACACCACCAAAGAAAACGGCGCTTCGGCGCCGTCTTCCTTGGCGACTGGTGTGGTTGGCGATCTGCCAACCGTGGACGCTGCAAATGGTAAAGGCGAGACGACAGGGGGCGGTGATGACACTACGGACGGGCAGGGCGCCGGCGTGGATCTGGCGTCTGGCAATGATGGTGCTGTGGGTGCTGGCGATGGCGCTTCTGGTGACGCTGCTACCTCCGTATCTGGCGTTGCTGATGCCGGCGATCAAAGCGCTGCTGACGGTGCTGGCGGCGTTGATGTCAGTAGCGGTGGTGCTGGTGATTTGTCTGGTCCTGGGGGTAGTGGCGGTCCTGATGATGGTCAGTCGCTGACCGGCGATGAAGGCGATGCCCTGGCAGCTCAAGCGGCTGGCCTGGCCCTGTCTGCTGGTGGTGTGGGTGAAGCCTTGCTGGCGCTGCTCGATACCGCCGAAACCGAGCAAACCCCCTCCGAAAACGGCGCTGCTGAGCCTGTAATTTCCACTGCATGGGCAATGCCTGAAATCGGCACTTTCCCGGCGCATATCACCCTTCAGAACAACACCCCGAGCCGCGTGAATGTGATGAACGTTCGGGTTGAGCCCTACGCCAGCGTAGACGGTTCGATTGGTGAAGAAGGCTATGCGCGCCTCCGCAAGTCCCTGGCAGGCCGTGCCCGCCTGGGCAAGTGGGACAACCTCTTTGGCGTACAGGTGAAGCATGACAGTAACGATTAACCGCAACAGCGGCGATGCACCCCGTGAGGTGGTGGAAAAGCTGGTGACCGGCCAGACCTATCCGTTTCAGGCAACCCTGAAGCACAGCAACACCTTCCCGCTGGTGGTTCCGTCCACCGGCTCTCCGAACGTGATCGCGCCAGGCGCTGAAGTCCAGGTGCGTATCCGCAACTTTGCCCAGGCCTGGGAGCTGGTGACCGACTTGGCCCAACTGGCGAGCTCCGCCAACAACGATGCCGACGATTACGCCGCTATTACGCCGGCGATCACCCCAAAACCAAAGCCACCACGCAAACCGGCCGCCGCTGGTGATGTCTCTGCTGCCCAGGAGGGCGTGTAAATGACCATTCCTTTTTCCCGTACCGTCGGTAAGCGTTCCGCCGTACAGCTCAATCGCATCAGCGATAAGTCTGAGCAGCCGAGTGTAAGCACCGTTGCGCACAACATGGCCATCGCTGGGCGTTTTGGCCGCGGCCGCATCGACAAGGTGTTTGCTGTCAGCCGTGGCCGAGAGTCCCGTTTGCTGGGCGCTCCAACGTCTCTGGCCGTGAGCAAGCTGGGCGAAGCCTACGTGCACATTTACGAGGCCTTGAAGAAGGGCACCGTGCAGGCAATCGTTTCGCGCCTGGTGGGTGACGATGCCGAAAACAAGTTGATGGTGGCCAGCAACGTCGCTACCGGCGCTGAAGGGGGCGCAGTCTGGGCCCTGGTTGATGCCGACGTGGGCGCAACCGGTGGCTTCCTGATCGCCATCAAGCACCTGGAATGCTTCTCGGACGGTGTGAAGGCAGAAATTCACGCCAATATCGCCCTGGATAACCTGGGCGTGCAGATCCCGTCGAAAATCATCGTGCTGCAGCTGCGCGACGTGGTAACGAATGAGATCGTTCTGGGGCCGTACCAAGGTTCCCTGGACCCGAGCGCCACCGACGAGTTTGGCCAAAGCGCCTTCATCGGTGACATCGTTGCCCAGTCCACCGACATGCTCGAAATCGTCGAAGTGGCTGAAGATGCCGTGGTACCGGTTGACTGCGTGTTCTACGGCAAGAAGGACAACAAGGATGTTTATGCGTCCTCGATCCTGAATTACTTCACCGAAGGCGATAGCGTCTACTCCAACGCGGAATTGGATAAGGCGATCGATCGCCTGAAGCGCTCGCGCCCTTCGTTTACCTACATTGGCAGTGGCGGTACCCAAAACGTCGCGTTGATTACGCGACTGCTGAACCTGGGCGACGATACCAACAAACAAGTTTGCTGGGACATTCCAGGCAATCTGTCGCCTGAGGCGGCCGCGGCGTTCTATGCCTCCGTGGGCGGTGCCGCTAACAGCCTGTACAGCCAGGCCTACTGGGCACCTATCAGCGCCAACAACCCTGCGATCGGTGGCAAGGCGATCATGGGTACCTCTGGCCAGCAGATCGGGTACCGCTGCGCCCGTAACGCGCAAACCAACGCCAAAGGCATCGCGCCGCGTAACTACCCGATCGCGGGAAGTGAGTTTGCGGTTGATCGCACCAACATGACCCAGGTGTATGAGCCAAGTGATGAGGAGCTGGAAGTGCTGGCCGAGAGCCGCATTAACCCGGTGATCTTCAGGGACTACCCGAGCGGCCCGAAATACGCCTGGGTGGACTCGCTCACCGGCGCGCAGACCGAAGGCGCCAGCAAGCTGATCAACGTCACTGAAATGGCCACCTACGTGGACGACACCATGGCTGCCGCGGCGCAGGAAGCTCTGCAGAAGCCGATGGCCAAGGCTATCGAGGAAATGACCAAGTTCGCTGCCAGCTTCTTGCCAGCACTCCAGTCGGCCGGGTGGTTGCAGGGCAGCAAGGAGTTGGATGGCGCTTGCTACCAGGCGACGTTCCAGGCGAACGAAGCGCAGCCATTCGAAAAAATGAACATCCGCACTGCGATCTGCTACGACGGCACCAACCGCATCACCGTCATGCAGCAAGACATTGTTCGCGTTTAAGGGGGAGCACCATGAAAAGTTTGATTCGTAATGTCCTGGCCACCAATGTCGCGATGGCGCTGGCCCTTGGCTCGCCAGTGCAGGCTGAGAAGCCGCTGCTGCCAAACAACGGCGGTATGCTCGATGACGCCAACAACGGTGGCGGCGAGAACGAAGGCTCTGGTTTCGTCATTACCGACGAAATGCGCCAGGAAGCCGCCGGCATCGTGGCTGAGTGGGCTGATTCGGAGCTGGAAACGGGTGAAGGCTACGCCGATCGCCTATACGCCCTCATCGTTGGCGCCGCCGGTGGCGGTGATGACGATGAGGATCTGACAGACGACCAGGCCGAATACGCCGCCATCCTGGCCGAACTGGTGGGCGACTACCTGGAAGGCAAGAAGATCCCGGAAGACGACGTGGATACCTTGCTGGGTGGCGACATGGCGGACAACGACCTGGCCGCTCGCATCCATGACGCGATGCTGGACAGCATGCCGCAAGGCGATGACGCCATGATGGACGACGCTGAAAAGTTCGTTCTGGGCGAGAGCGACGACGCCATGCTCGATGCCACCTACAAGAAGGTGATGGCCATCCGTGCCGGCAAGAAGGTTCGCATCAAAAAGCGTATCGCTGGCCGGGTTCGCCTGACCGCCGCGCAGAAAGGCGCCGTGCGCAAGATGCAGCGTAAAGCCTTCTCCGGTGCCGCGAAGATGAAGCGCGCCCGCTCGATGCGCATGCACCGCAAAATGATCGGCGCATAACCCATGGTTGATTTTAGCGTTGATGGACTGGGCAAGACCGTAGGGGCATCCATCAAGGGTGTAACCGGCACGGTGGCCGGGAGTACGTCCAACAAGTTGCTAGGATCAGCCGCATCCTTTGTAGGCAAGGCCGGTGGCGGTATCGTCACCGGCGCCATTGGTATGGGCGTGCAGACGCTTGATGACTTTGTGGGTGGCAGTGAAAACCGCAAGGCCATTGAGGGAGGCCTCAGCACCGTAACCGGCACGGTCAAAGACCTGTTCACGGGTAAGACCACCGTGTCGGACGTGATGGGGCAGATCAGCGGCAAGGTTGATGCCCTGGTAGGTGGAGGGGATGACCCAATTACCAAGGTCGGTAACGTGTTGGGCGGTGCTGGGGGCCTGGTCGGCCTCAAACCGCTCAACAATGACCTTGGCGGTGACTGGGGCAGCCTGTCGCCGTTGCTGCTGGCGCGCGTGTTCGTATGCGATTCCAAGGGCGTGGCCGACATGAAGGAGTTTGCCGGCGTTTACGGCGCCATGACTGAGGGTAGCATTAGCATCCAGCAGAACTGGCAATCACCGTTTGAGAACACTGGCCCGGAAACCAAGGCGCCGGCACTTGCTGGCATGCTGCAATCTGGTGCCGCGATTCCGGTGCTCAACGCCTTGCAAGCTATCAACCCGCTCAAGGATGGGGTTGTGTCGGACAAGCTCAATGCTGGCTCTGACAAGCTCAAGAGCATAATGCGCAGCCTAGAAGGGCGCACAGGGATCACCAAGCTCAATAGTCGCCAGGTGTTTTCAGGGATGCCACCGGTGAAGTTCACCACCACCATCCGATTCCGGGCGATCGCAAATGCTCAAAAGGAAGTCATGGCGCCCCTTGCCAGGCTTCTGGAATGGACCTTCCCCCAGCAATTGGCGGAAGACGGCATTCTGTCTGAGGTGTTGCAAACCACGCAGGATATCGACTCATTCATTAAGGCGCTGTTTCCGTCCATGGCCCCGAAATTGGTGGGGCTGACCTATGGAGGTAGCACTTATTCGGCTGTGGTGATTGAGAGCGTGGATTATCCCTTGGACGCACCAAAGGACGAAAATGGCAACTTCACTGACCTGCCGGTGCAAGTTGCATTCGCCACCCTGACGGCCCTTGACCGGCCTGATATCCAGCGCTGGTTTAACCGCCGATAACGTGCAAACCCCCTGAAAATAGGGGGTTTTTTGCATGTGACGATGGCCCTTGTTTATTCAGCATAAAGAGGGTTATCGCATGACCGTTTCCAAAATGGCGGTATTGAGCCGCACGTTTCAAAACGTCAACGACATGGGCGCCAAGGCCGTCCAGTCTGACTCCACGCTGGTGATCGATGGTTATGAGGACATGGTGCTGCAGTTCAAGCAGTTCCCGTGGCCTGTAGCGACCCCAGGTGACGTGATCGATTACTACGGCCCGGCTGGCCAGAAGATGGTCCAGCCGCAGCAGGTCAAGTCCAAGCAAGAGGGTCCGTTCACCATCTACGAAACCGTCGGCAACCACTGTGGTGAGTTCCTGGCGCAAATGATCGCCCAGGGCGCCGAGTTCAACGCCACTGTCTACGCCGGCCGCCCGGACGATTACAAGAAGAAGCACGCCCTGAAGAAGTGCATCTTGATTGCCGACACCCCTGATCGTGACTGGGAGAACGACACTTCTCCGCTGATGATCAGCGGCACCATGCACTTCCACTGGTTCGACAACCAGTAATCGCCATGAAGATCAGCCAATTAGTAGCCCAGTTTTTCGCCGTGCTGCCGATTGGCTGCGTGCTGGAAGAAGAGCAGGTAACCCGCAATTTGCGTGGCGCTGTACGCGCCTATTGCGGGTACCGACGCCTTACCAACTCGCAGCCTGCAGACGGCATCCACACGCCGATCGACGAGCAGGCGGCGGCGACCGATGCCCAGGACTTCGATCTAACTGCCAGTGAGCTGGCGTTGATCGAGCCCCTCTGGCAATTGAAAAATGACCGCGAGAACGCCGCCGCGTTCGAGGTATCGCGCAGCCAGGGTGCTGAGCCTTTCGGCAAGTCTGTAGCCGAGTGTGACGCGGCGATCGAGCAATACCTATTGGTCTTGCCATCCAAAGCATTCAGCTTTGAAGTGAGGTCGTTCTAATGGGCAACATCTTTGAGCGCATGGCCTTCCAGGGCCTGGAAAAACTCACGCCCAAGCTCGGATTGAGCAACAAGGTGCTCAAATACACGGGCGCCGCCCGCGATTTACTGGGAGGCAACCTCTCAGGCGCTTCCAACAAGCTGATGGATTCCGTGTATGGCCGCAGTAGCCGCTTTTCCGATGGTGGTAACACCATTCTGGCGGGGGTGTCCTGGTCGCAACAGATCCAGATGTTCGAGGAGGCTTCCGGCGTCGATCGGGAGCGCACCAACCTGTTCCATATCGGCGTGGAGCCGATCGGCAAGATCAACGCCCCACGCATCAACTTGCTGGCCACTGAAGCGTCATACAGCGGCGTCCAACTGGGATGGGAGCCGGTCAAGATCGGTTCCGGTTTCAGCCAGGCCGCCACCGGCGCCGAAGCGGTGGAGCTACGCCT